GGAGATGTCCAAGACCCATATGAACTAGCATTAGCAACATTTATTGGTAAGAACCCAGGCAAACTTGTATATACTGTTTCTAGAGAAGATAAGCAAACAAAGGTATTGGTTAACAATACAGACCAACTTAAAAACTGGGCTATTGGTAATGAAAAATTTATTAATACTTATGGAGAAGTAGCCTATATATTTGCACCTCAAATTGGAAAGTTTAATGCTGCTAGTTACAACTGGGTTAAAGCAGCAGGTTTGGTAACTAGCAAATCTATAGAACAATATTATTTAGATGTACTTGTTTCTGAAGATAAACAAAAGTATTATGATATTGCTCGTAATGAAAAAGATTTATTAAACAGAGAATCGGATTCAGAAAAAAGAGCCAATATTATTAATGATGCAACTGATGCCCGTGATGCTTTAAAGACTGCTAATCCATTATTAGAAGCAGCCCTCATTGGTGAGGGTAATAATATAGGGCAAGAAGCAACAATGCTCAGTACTCTAGAGCAAATAGTCAATGATGAAGCAACAAACATTAATACTGCAACTAGGCAACGCATGTCATTAGCAATTAGAATGATTAGGGACTTTATTAGTTTTGCAACAGACCCTAATCTAAAAGATGTATCAAACATAACAGAATTAAAACGTAATCGAAAACTACAGATTGAGGCTGACTTGAGAGAACTAATGGTTGGTGACCTTTATATAACTGAAGCAAACCGTGCAATCTTTAAAACATTGCTTAACTTTTATTCTCGTGACTCTTACGCTGTATACAGGAAGGCATCCTAATGGCATATGAAAAAGTAAGACTTGATAATGCAATTGATGCTATAAACGAAAAACTACGTACCCATGATAATAAATATCGCCGTTTAATAGACGCATGGAAAACAGCAAAAAAACCTTTAGATACTGATTCACAAAAAGATAAAGATAATTATGCTAAACTAGAAACAGACTATAATGCTCAGTTAAATATAAGAACTGCTTTACAAGTAGAATTAAATACAGCAATAAAAACACGTGATGATTTTGTTGCATCAGAAAAAGAAAAAGAATCTAAAGATAAAACAGAAGCAAGTATAGACACTCTTAAAGCAAGACTAGAACAAGCAAAGCGTATGAAAGACCCTGCTGGAATTCAAAGTGCTCAAGACGCTTTAGATGCTGCTACAACTGCACTTACTGGGAAAACTCCTGCTTCTACTGCTGAGCCTACTAGTACGGATATTTTATTTATTCCTAGTTGGAAAAACAATAATCAACCTGAATACAGGATTGATGCTGACCCCAATAAAGGTGTTATAGATAAAACTGGAAAAACTGTATACTTTGTTATAAATAAGGCTGGTCAAACGTCTAATCCATTAGCATCATTGGCTGATGCTAGGAATTTTATTACATCAAACTATACTGCTGTCGATTGGGATAATCTTAAGAAACAATTAGTTGCATCAAGTTATCTTAGTAAGAAAGCATATGAAAGTAATGATGCAGTTGCATTTAATGCAGCACTCAACTCTGCTATTTTTGCAAATAGCGTAAACAATGTACAAAATATTATTGAAAAGAAAAACAATTCTAACTTTGTTCCTTTCACTGATTTTTTAAATACTCAAAAAACTACTGAAAGTCTTGCTGGTACTGATAAAATAACTGGTTTTGACATTAGTACTCGTCCTGAAGCGGATAGAGAAGCCGATGCATATTTTATGGAATTGCAAGGTCAAGTTGCAACACGAGCACAAAAAGATAGTTACTTTAAGGCTTTACATGCAGAAGAACTTGCTGCTGAATCAGGATTTGTTTATACAACAGATGCTGAGGGCAAAAGAGTAAAAGAAGTAACTAGTGGTTATAATCTTACTGCTGCAGATAAGTTAGTTATAGCAGCAAAAGTTGCTGGTAAAAGTTTAGGTGTTATTAGTTTAGAAGAATTACAAAAAAATGGTAGTGGAATAGCACAATCAATTACCGATATACAGGCTATTGGGAATAAGTATGGTATACAATTTAGTGCTGCAGATGCATTAGGGTATGTTAAAGAAAATCTTTTAAAAGGTGGCGACAAAGATAATAAAGTTACTACAGAGCGTATTAAGCAATTATCTATGCAGTTATATCCTAACTTAAAAGAATTTATTACAACTGGTGGTGTTCCAATGGATGTAGCAAATACTTTTGCAAAGTTAAAAGCAACTAAACTTGGTGTAACAATTCCTAATGCTATGGCAGACAGCGATGTAGTAACTGCAATGAGCAATAATACGAATCAAAATGATTTTAATCGTATGTTACAAGGTAAGCCAGAATGGCGTAATACACCAGAAGCACGTTCAATAATTACAGATATGATTAATCTTGTTGGCAAAACATATGGAAGAATGGGTTAATATGTCACCTAGATATAGCGAGAATTCAGGTCAAGGAATAAGTAAGGTTGCAAAGCCAGATGTTATTCCTTTTATTAAAGAACCTGACTACGAACGTCCAATTACTCCAATTGTTACGCCTCCAGTTACAATAAAAAAAGATGTAGAAGCAGATGTAGAAGCAGATTCTACACCCGTTAATGCACCTGTAGCAAAGAATGATATTGGTCAACTAGCAAATGTTATAATTGCTAATGACCCTAACGATAATGTTAATAAATTTATTTTAGAAAATCCAGATTCATTTAGCCCAATTGATGTATTACAGGCTCAGGCTGTAGATGATTACAGAACAGGAGCAGTAACTGAAAGTGCTTTTAGTTTTGACAATAATAATGAAAATCAATTAGGTGATGCTTATGCTTTATTAGCAGATACTATGAGACTATGGGATATTGAAGGTTTATCTGATGAATTATCAAATTACTTAACCCAAGGATATTCAGCAGCAGAAGCATTAATTAAACTTAAAACTAATCCTATTGGTAGTTATGCTGCTCGTTTTTCTGGAAATGCTGCTAGAGTTAAAGCGGGACTTAACGCTATTAGTGAGTCAAGTTACTTAGATTTGGAAGACAGTTATGCATCTACATTAAAAGAATACGGATTAGGTTATTTGCTTAGTACTGATAAAGACATAAACCGCCGTAGATTTGCTGGATACATAGGAAGCAATATAGAAGCACCTCAGTTTGCTAAACGTATTAAAAATGCAACAGAGTTTGTTAATGGTGACCCAAGAATAGTAGATACATTTAAAAAATATTACCCTAGCCTTAGTAATACAGATTTAATAGGTATGTTTTTAGACCCTGCTACATCAATTCCTATTATTGAAAAGAAGATAGCAGCCTCTAAAATTGGTACTGCAGCATCTAGTTTTGGATTAGGTATAGATGAGCAACGGGCTAATATGTTAGCAGGTTTAGGTATTGATTATGCAACAGCACAGGTAGGATATAAGAATATTGCTCAAGAGATATTACCTACAAGTAAAAAATTAAGTGATGTTTATAAAGAAGAAAAAATTAATTATGACCAGAAGACAGCAGAACAAGAAGAGTTTAATTTAGTTGGTGGCACTGAAGCAGCAAACCAACGCAAACTATTACAATCTAAAGAACGTGCATCATTTAGTGCTAGTGCAGGTAATGCACCTGGTGCATACAGCACTAGTTATTTAAAGAAATCTTCAGCAGCAGGACAAATATAAAATAGAATCCTATGTGACCTACCAGCCCACATAGCGTATAAGACTGGTAGCAAAAGCCGTACTGTTTCCCCGAGCAGATGCGTGGTTTGCGATTCAAACGAATAGAAGGGTGGGTTGCTATGAGCAACAACTACTGGGACGATGACGAAGACGACCAAGATACCGACACTGATGTACAAATGGATGGAAGTGACTTACTTAAAAAGTTACGGAAAGCCAAACGTTCTGACGAAAAGCGTATCAAAGAACTCACTGAGCAACTTGAGGGATTTTCCAAGGCGCAGCGTGAGCGTGTAGTCAAAGACGTTCTAGACAAGAAGGGTGTCAATCCAAAGGCACAACGTTTAATCCTTAAAGACTTGGAAGACGTTAACGAAGAGTCGGTTAATACCTGGCTTGAAGATAATGGCGACCTCTTTGGATTAGTACAACCAGAGGATACACAAGAGAAAGAACTTAATCGTGCAGCCTTACGGCAACAAGATGTAGTTACTCAACTTGGTATGACCCCTGACCGAGCAGAAAACTTGTTAGACAGAATTAATAATGCAGCCTCTGCAGAAGAACTGTCAGCACTTATCTACTCACAGCAATAAATACATAGTAATTTCCTATTCACCTTGGAGGTGAACACACAATGGCTAATCTATATACCTCGTCAACTGGCAACCTTGCTGGTACCGCTGGTGCGGCTGGTCTCGTCCAAAAGGCGTATGACCGTCTATTAGAATTCGCGTTGCGTTCAGAACCCCTAATTCGTAGTGTCGCTGATAAAAAGCCCGCTAAATTAGCAAACCCTGGCTCAACCGTTGTTCTACAATTATACGCAGACCTAGCAGAGTCAACAACCGCTCTGACAGAATCTACAGAAAAAGATTCTGTAGCACTCTCTGCTCCTACTTCAGTTACTATTACTCTTGCAGAGTACGGTAACTCAGTCCTTGTTACACGCGCTTTGGAACTCTTCAGCCTTGCTGATGTAGACCCAGCGATTGCTAACATTATCGCTTTCAACCTTGCAGGTTCTATTGATACTGTTGCTCAAACCACACTTCGTGCTGGTACCAACATTATCTACGGTGGTACTCGTACTAACACCGTAACAATTGCTGCTACAGATACAATCACTTCTGCCAACATCCGTAAGGCTGTTGCTAAGTTGCGTTCAGGTCTGTCAGTACCTCGTAAAGGTTCAATGTACTGGTGCGGTATTCACCCAGAAATCTCACACGATTTACGTGCTGAGACTGGTGCTGGTGGATGGCGTTTGCCACACGAATACAACTCAAATGAAAACATTTGGGCTGGAGAAATTGGTGCATATGAAGGAGCCTACTTCGTAGAGTCTGCTCGTATGTTCAATGATACTGACGGTGCTTCAAGTGCCAAGGTATACCGAACAATTCTTTGCGGTAAGGATGCACTTGCGGAAGCAGTTGCTGAAGAGCCACATATTGTTATCGGTCCAGTAATTGACCAGTTAATGCGTTTCCGCCCAATGGGTTGGTACGGCGTACTAGGATTTGCTCGCTATCGCGAAGCAGCCTTGTATCGTATTCTTAACGGTTCATCAGTCGCTTAGTTGATTGACGGTAGGGCTAGGGAAACCTAGCCTTACAGTAAGTTCATTAGGGAGAACAATGGCAACGTATTTATTTAGAACACCAACCTTAGAGCAAGGTCGTATTGGTGGTCATCGGTTGCACACACACTTTAGACAACGTACCAAGAGTTACACTGTTATCAATGAAAGTGGAACTTACTCGTTGGTTCAATATCCATTAGATTCAGACTTAGCAACCTATACCGCTTACTATATCGGTGGTGGTGAACATACTGGTGTGTCAGAGGCAATTAGAACTGCATTGATTGCTGCCAGTATAGGCATAGATGCTACGAATTTTACGGTGGAATAATGGCGCTACATAGGGAACGAACACATCCTGAGTATGTAGAGGGTTGCTTTGGTTGCAAGATTTCAATGCTGCAACTATCAACAGGTGATGCTAGAGGCGATGTAATTGCCAGTGGCACCACTAATAAGAAATGGAACAATGAACTTCAGGCATACCGTGATGCTAGAAAAGAAGGTATCCAACCTGGTGGCACTTCTATGAAACATATACAAGATGCAAAGACTGCTTCTGACAATATGGGTAGTGCGTACAATGCTAATGATATGATGAAGGCAAGTAAGATAGATAAAAAAGCAGCAAACACATTCAGACAACTAAAGGAAGCAGGAGCATAATGCCAAAAGTAGGAAAGAAAGAATTCGCATACGGACCAAAAGGTATGGCAATGGCAAAGAAAGAATCCAA